CGAACAAGGGGCTGATCGCCCAGTGGGTGGCTGACTACGGCGAGGACAGCGATTTCGTGCGGGTGCGGGTGCGTGGCGTCTTCCCGCGCGCCAGCACGCTGCAGTTCATCCCGCGCGACCTGGTCGACGGCGCCATGGCGCGCGATGTACAGACAGAGCGCTGGATCGGCCGAACTGCCGCCGTGGGCGTGGATGTGGCTCGGTTCGGGGACGACCAGTCGGTGATCTTCACCCGGGTGGGACGCGACGGGAAGTCGATCCCGCCGAGGAGATTTCGCGGCCTGGACACCATGCAACTGGCGGCACGTATCGCCGAGCACGTCAACCATCTGCGCGGGCAGCTCGGGCTGCAGTTCGTGCTGTTCATCGACGGTGGCGGCGTGGGGGGCGGGGTGGTCGACAGGCTGCGGCAGCTCAACATCGACTGCATCGAGGTGCAGTTCGGCGGCAAGCCAGCTGACTCGCGAAAGTACGCCAACAAGCGCGCCGAGATGTGGGGCGCCATGAAGGCGTGGCTGGAGATCGGCGCGCTACCCAAAGACGAGGCACTGGCCACGGATCTGACGGCGGTCGAGTACGGATTCAGGCCCGATGACTCGATCCTGCTCGAAAGCAAGGAGAGCATGAAGAAACGTGGGCTGGCCAGTCCTGACGATGGCGACGCCCTGGCATGCACCTTTGCCCAGCCGGTGCCAGAGTACGCGCCGCAGCAGCAGAGCAGCACAGGCAGGCCAGGCGCTCGGCGCGAACACGACCCCTATGCCAATCTGACCTGATCGGTTCACTTAGCGCGGCGCGTGCGAGTGAGCATGCGCCCCATGCTGCCAACGCCAACTGACCACGATCTGCCGCTGACGGCGCCGGATCACCCCGCGCTGGCCCTGCTGCCCGATGCGCCGACAGAGCAGGACATCGAGCGCTTTGCTGACCTGCTGCTGCGCCTGGAAGGCGAGCACGGCATGGTCGACTTGAGCACGCGCGAGCATCTGTCTGGCGACGTGTACGGGCGCAGCGTGGTGATTGCGGCCGGCACGTTCCTGGTTGGCGCGCCACACCTGGCGCCCGGGCTGGCGGTGTGCGTGGGCGACATCACGGTATGGCACGCGGGCGCCCGTCAGCGCCTGACCGGGGCGCACATCCTGGCCACAAACCCCGGCGGCTATAGGGTGTTCTTCGCCCATTCCGACACCACGTGGCTGACGGTGCACGCCCGGCCTGCGGGCGCCGAAACCAGCGAGCAGATCGAGGACGCCATGGTGGCGGGCGCCGACAGGCTCATGACGCGCCGAGCGGCGCAAGGGGTGCATTGATATGTCGTTTGGCCTGAGTGCTGCAGCCTGGACAGCTATTGCCGCGACCACGGCTGCAGCTGCGACTATCCACAGCGCCGACCAGCAGCGCAGTTCGTCCAACCGTGCGCTTGACGTGCAGAAGGCCAACGCCAAGCGCACGCAGCTACTGGCTGACGAGGCCAACAACAAGGCCAACAGCAAGGCGCCGGACATCATGGCGCTGATGTCGGCCAATGCACTGGCGGGCAAGGCTGGGCAGAGCGGCACGATGCTGACGGGGCCGAGCGGGGTGGATCCGTCGTTGCTCACGCTGGGCAAGAGCACGCTGTTGGGGGGCTGACTCCGTGGTGCAACCGCTGAACCGCCGCGATGAGCTAATCCGCCGCTGGGGCGAACTTAAGCTGGAGCGCACGTCGTGGATGGCGCACTGGTCCGAGCTGTCGCAGTTCCTGTTGCCGCGTTCCGGGCGCTACTTCGTGCAGGACCGCAACCGGGGGCAGCGCCGGCACAACAACATCATCGACAGTACCGGCACGCGCGCATTGCGCGTTCTCGCTGCCGGGATGATGTCGGGCATGACAAGCCCGGCGCGCCCCTGGTTCAGGCTGGAGACGCCCGACCCAGAGCTTAACAAGCACGCGCCGGTGAAGCTGTGGCTCGATCAGGTGACCAAGCTCATGCTGGACGTGTTCGCGCAGTCCAACACCTACCGCGCGCTGCACAGCACCTACGAGGAGCTGGGCGCGTTCGGCACATCGGCCAAGGTGGTGATGGACGATTTCAAGAACATCATCCACCACCACAGCTTCACGGCGGGCGAATACGCCATTTCCACGAATTTCAAGGGCGAGGTCGACACGCTGGCGCGTGAGTTCGAGTCCCCAGTGGCGGCCGTGGTGAAGGAGTTCGGGCGCGACAACTGCAGCCAGACGGTGCGGAACCTGTTCGACCGTGGCGCCCTGGGCGTGTGGGTGCCCATCGTTCACATCATCGAGCCACGGGCCGACCGTGACTTGGGCAGCAAGCTGGCGCGCGACATGCCGTGGACATCGACCTACTTCGAGCGTGGCAGCCTGGAGCAGAAGAACCTGCGCGACGGCGGCTTTCTGGATTTCCCAGCCCTGTGCAGCCGCTGGGCCGTGTCGGGCGGCGACATCTACGGCAACAGCCCCGGCATGGAAGCCCTCGGCGACGTGAAGCAGCTGCAACAGGAGCAGCTTCGCAAGGGCCAGGGAATCGACTACATGACCAAGCCGCCGCTGCAGGCGCCGTCGTCGATGAAGAACTCAGAGGTAGACATGCTGCCGGGCGGCGTTACCTTCTACGACGGCGCCTCGCCTGGGGCTGGCATCCGGTCGGCGTTCGATGTGAACCTGCGCCTGGATCATCTACTGGCCGACATCCGTGAAGTGCAAGAGCGTGTGCGGTCCGCCTTCTATGCCGATATCTGGCTCATGCTGGATCAGGCCGGCAACGGCAAGATGACCGCCACCGAGGTGGCCGAGCGCAAGGAGGAGAAGTTGTTGATGCTCGGCCCGACCACCGAGCGGCTGCACAACGAAGAGCTGAACCCGCTGGTGCAGACCACGTTCGAGCGCATGCTGCGCGCTGGGGTGCTGCCGCCCGCGCCGCCAGAGCTGCATGGCGTGCAGCTCACGGTCAACTTCATCAGCATGCTGGCCCAGGCCCAGCGCGCAGTGGGCACCAACAGCGTGGACCGTTTCGTGGGCAACCTGGGTGTGATCGCGCAGACCAAGCCCGGCGTGCTAGACAAGTTCGACGAGGACCAGTGGGCCGAGGAGTACAGCGCCATGCTGGGCATCAGTCCGAGCCTGATCGTGGCCAGCGACAAGGTGGCGCTGGTTCGCCAGCAGCGCGCACAAGTGGCGCAGCAACAGCACCAGGCAGCCATGATGAATCAGGCGGCCGACACGGCCAGCAAGCTCGGCAATACCTCCACGCAACAAGACACCGCGCTGAGCGACATCACCCGCGCGTTCAGCGGGTACACCTGACAGGAGCCCATCCGTGGCAACCATCGACATCACCAAGAGCCAGACCGGCAACCACCGGTCATTCGTCATCACCTGGCCAGACATGGCCGTGGGCGATGTAGGCCAGCCCGCCCCCTATGGCCAGTACACCGACAAGAGCGTGCAGGTGGTCGGCGCTTTCGGCGTGGGCGGCGTGGTGCGCTTCGAGGGCAGCAACAACGGCGTCGATTGGGCGCCGCTGACCGACCCGCAAGGCAACGCGCTGGACTTCCAGACCACAAAGATCGAGATGGTGAGCGAGGCCACGATGTACGTGCGCCCGCGTGTGACGGCAGGCGACGGCAGCACCTCGCTGACCGTCATCGCCCTGCTGAAGGAGTGACCACATGAGCAATGACCTTCTCCAGGCTGCCGACGATGCGCGCCGGCTGCTGCGCGGCTTCGCGGCCATCGAAACCGTGGCCAAGGCCTTTGAGCAGGTGGGCGGGTTGCAGCAGGCTGGCGCCGAGGCCCAGGCGGCACTGGCCGCGTTGCAGAGCCAGGTGGCCGAGGCCCGCGCCACAGCGGCCGAGGCTCAGGTCGAAGCTGTGCGCAGCGCCCAGCGTGGCGCCGATGCGCTGGCAGCCGCGCAGGCGCAGGCTGATGGCATCGTGGCCGACGCACAGGCCCAGGCCGGCGCTGTCATCGCACAGGCCAAGGCCCTGGCGGTGCAGGCCAAGGCTGACGCAGCGGCGCTGAGAGACAAGACCAACGCCGCCGTGTTCGATGCTCAGGACACGCTGGCGGCCATCCGTGCCGAGCACAACGACCTGGCCAGCAAGTTGGACGCCCTGCGCGCCCAGGCGAACAAGCTGCTGGGTGATTGATAAAATGTAAATGGCCACCATCACCAGCTCCACCAGCGGCCCCAGCAACGTCGGCACCACCTGGGTCGGCGGCGTCGTGCCCGTGGTGGGTGACAAGGTCATCGTCGCGCACCCGGGCACCAACGTGCTCGGCGCATCCACCCTGTACACCCTCAACGGTGCGCATGCGGCGGGCGCGGTCACCCTCAACGTCACCGGCGGCACGGGCACGATCCTGGCCGGTGAGTGCATCCAGATCCAGCACCCCGTCGGAACCGACGAGGACGGCAACACCGTCTACGACCCGACCTACTACACCGTCGCCACCTCGCTGACGGCCGGCGTCATCGTCATCGCGGCGCCGGGCCTCACCTACGCGATGGCCACAGGCCTGCCGGTCATCGACCGTGGGCATGTGGTCACCATCGCCGCGTCACACACCTGGGGCGACGACACGTCGAGCCTCACCCTCGCCAGCAACGGCATCGCCGTGAGCGGCACACTCAAATGGTCGCGCAGCGCAAGCACCACGACGACGCTGCGCGGCACCTGCATGATCGGTAACGGCGGCACGCTGGACATTGGGTATCCGGGCGCCGAGATCATCCCGGCATCCGTGGCGCACACGGTCGAGCTTAATGATTCGGTCACGCTGGCGACCGGCAAGCATGGCCTAGTCGGCCAGGTTGGCGGGTCAGGCGCCACGTGGCGTATGTGCGGGGCGCCCATCACGCGCAACACCCGGCTGACCAACTCGATCAACGCAGGCGCCACCAGCATCACGGTCGATGCATCGTCGGGATGGGCAGTGGGCGACCGCATCGTCATCGCGTCTGACACGGATGACCCGGCTCGCGCACAGATCGTCACCATCTCCGCCGGCAGTTCGCCCACATGGACTGTCGGCGCCATCACCAATGCACGCGCGGCCGCATGTCGCGTTGGCAACCTGTCGAGCAACGTCACAATCAAGAGCAAGGGTGCCACGACCCCAGGGGTATGCGGCACGCAGTTTTCGTCGGCCGAGGCAACATCGCGACTCAACGTGCAAGACATTCGGTTCGCCGATGTCGGCAATTCAGGTGGATGGGTCGGCGTTTCGGCGGGCGGGACGTATTTCCAGCGGTCGCTGGGCGTCGAGGGGCCCCTGTCAAGCGCCTGCACGATGCGCCGCTTGGCGATGGAGGGTACGACCACAACCGCAGCGGTCGGCGCATCACTCGGCGGATCGATGCTCAACAGGCACCAATGCCGAGACGCTGCCATCTATTCGCAGTCGTCCGCCGCGTCGACGATATTTTTCCCACAGGGGGCGATGGCGGATGTTGATGCCAACATCTAC